TAGTTGAGAACTAGCTCGCTTGTTGGCACGTCATCATCTACCGCTTGGGATACAATGCCTTTAGCAGATTGAATGATTGTGCGTCTTGTTGCTTTGTCCTTGACTATTTCACAATAGGTTCCTATGTTCGCTGCCGAAGGTACATATTCCGCAACTTGCATCAGGTAGTCAATGCCACCAGCATCTACTAACTTCGAGCCTAGCCCATTGCGGACGGTTACAAAGTCTACTTCTCTGCCTTGTGATAACGTAGCCTTGATACTTTCAAAAATCAGACCATGAGCAGGTAGAAAGAAGTCGTCTGCTTTAAGTAGTGCGATAGCCTTACTACTTGCCTTCGTGCTTAGGATACACGACCCAAGTACACACCTTTCAGCGTCTAGGTTGTGCGGATTCATAGCATATCCACCCGTTCGCCACTAGGCAAGACCTGATAGTGAATACCTTCGACAAGTTCACCAGGCTTGTGACTCGTCTTAGGCTTAGGTAGAAAGTCATCATCTGCCATCTTGCCTTCCCAAGTTATGACGGCTGACTTCCAATCCTTCATCAATGCCTTGCCTACCTTCCATCCCTTACCTTCATACCATGCTACGAATTGTTCAGCCTTGCGTTCATGGTTTCGCCATCTTCTGGTTAGCATATGACCCGCTACCTCTTCAACGGTTGGCGGTTCAAATTTGGCTACCTTCTGCCTACCTTCTGGCTTAGTGGGGGCTACCCTTGGACTACCCTTAGCTTTGCCGTGACTTTTCTGCTTCTCAATGTACTCAACGGACTTCGAGCGTTCTAGTGCGAGCCTAGGGTTTTGACCGTCAGGGAATAGGCTTGAGAAGTAGGGCTTAAAGGCGTCTATTTCCTCATTTGTCAGCCTCAATATCATTCCCGCCTCTTCTAGTGTGTCGGGCACTTGTCCATCCTCCCATTGAAGTAGCAACAGATTGAGGTAGATACCTTGAGCGGTCATTGACATCTTGCGTATGGTCGAACTACTTACCCAGTCCCGATGATAGAACTTGAACCACCCTGTCGGGGTTGTCTTACTCACGGTCTTTAATCTCCTTTATCCTTCTCATCTCTTGCTCAATCAATCTCATTATCAATGCCCTCATAGGTTCGGGCTGCACCTTGAGCCACAACCAGTACCTGACGGGCAAATTGATACCGATTGTTTTTCGGGGTTCGCCCTTAGGCTTTGGCATTGTTTCGTTCCTCCAAGATGGTCATTGCTCTCGTGTAAATGGTATGAATGGCTAGGCATTCTGCCGTCTCTTTCGTGGTCATACCGTCAATGTTTTGGGTAACTATGAGTGAATCACCCATAAGGTCGCGGAAGTCATTGCTAAATAATCCTTCCTCTGTTAACAGTCCATCGGCTAGGTTCCTTGCTATTATGTCCATCATATCTGAAAGTACTTCAGACGTTGTTCTATTTGCTCGTTTCATGTTTTGTTCTCCTGTTGGTTATAGTCAATCGTTGTATCTGAAGGGGGAAAGGGCTCGTTCTGCTTGTCTTGCCTCTTCCATTTTCGCCCTGTAAACTTCCTGAAGCCGTCGTATCTCGTTTACGTCGTAGTCATCTCTTTTCTTGTCTATCTCATCGACCAATTTACCGAGCACCACGCCATCAATTAACCCGATAGTTACATGAACCTCTTTATGTTCCCAAAATGGGCTATCTTTAACAGCACACGATACCTTTACAACCCAGCACAAGGTACAAAATACGCTATTTTGCCTGTATACGTGCACCCCTGAAATGTTTTGGATTTTGGGTAGTTGCTCCTCAACTTTTGCAAGTAGTGAGCCGTTAGCCTTGATTATTTTCTGCCCTACCATTGGCTCAAAGATAGCCCTAAATACGGGGTATAACTCGTTCGCAATGAAGGCGGCGGTATTTTGTGCCTGAACTTTTGCGTCTAGGCTCGTCTCGTTCTCCTTGCGTAGGTTGTCGGTTATCTTGCTGATAGCTTCGGTGGTGAGTGCGTTTTGTGGTGTCTGTGTTTTCATGTTTTGTTCTCCTGGTTGTGGCATTACTGCCCCTGGTTGTGTCGTGATTTTGTCCTTAGTCCTCGTCAATGGTCAATTCTTCGCAATCTAGCCAATTGAGGAACTCACAATGGTACGCTGTTGGGTCAACCCTCTTAAGTACCTCTGATGGTGAGTAACTCAGGCTACCGAATTGCACCAGCGGGAAACACTCGTCTAGCATATCATTGAATCGCTCAATGGCGTCATCTTCGCTGATGAAGGTATATCCGTGTTCGTCCGTTCTGTCGATGTTGTTCATGTTCTTTTGTGTCCTTTTGTGTTACGCTTTTGTGCGTATATCTATTATACGCTTATTGTTCGTCAGAATTTACTATTTTAATAAAATTCCTACAAAAATGACGATTGCTGCCAGAAATAGCATCAAAAAGCCATCCGCCCAGGTCATTCCCTGGCTTTTGGGTTTTGGTTCGGGTTGAAATGTTCCGCTGATGATCATGAGTTCGATATCATCGGGCGTCAGTTGTGGATACTTTCGCTGAAGTTCCTGGTGCTGTTTAACTCTGTCTACTACGTTCATAGCCCTAGCTCCTGCATGATATCGTCATCGCTCATGTTGAGTTCATGCTTAGGCATGATTGACGTCACGGTGTAACCTGCCTTTCGTAGCGAACCTACTAAGCGTTCTCGGTCGTGTATGGTTATGTCGTGAATCGTCATCCCTGCTTCCAAGCATTGATAGGCTAGCTCGTTATAGGCTTTGATACCTGCATCGGTTAGAGCCATGATTTTAAGGTATGGCGACTTGCTTATGTATATGTCGAATTGTTTCATATGTTTAGTTCCTTTATGTTTATGTTTCTGTTTATGTTTATGTCAGGGTAGCTGTCACCTACCCTAAGGCTAGGTTATGCAGATTGTTCTTGTTCCCTGACGTATTGCGAGAATTGCCGCATGGCGTCCTTCCGTGAGTAGAAATAGTAACGCATACGGTAATAGTTACCCGTGTCAGTGATGACGGATAGACTATAGCCCCCGTTAATCATGCGCTCTACGGTTATTTCTGATTGCGTGAATGTTCGCGTCATCTTATGCCACCTCGTCCGCTTCACTCTCATCGGTAGTTAGCCCCTCAGAGTCCAACCAGTCAATAAACCCACAGCGGTAGGCTGTTGGATCGAAGCGTTTAAGAGCGTATGCAGGTTGCACCTTATACCCGCAGATATCCGCCATAGGGTAACAGTCGTTAAGCATATCCTCATATGCTTCAATTGCGTCATGTTCGTTCATGTATTTCATGTTATGTTTCCTTATGTTAGTTCTTTTTGGTAATCCAAATTCCATCCGCTGATTTTTCATCAATGGACTTAGCGAGATCGGCAAGTGTCATAAGTGTCCCCTTACCTATGGTGATTTTTTCGTTACCTTCCCACATGGATTCCAATTCCATAATGTGGGTAATCAGGGTTTTGATGTCACGTTCCCGTGTGGTTGAGTTGTAGAATGATTTTCTCTTTTCCATGCGTTTCCTTTATAAGCCCAAAATTGAACTCATGAACAATGATACGCTTATGTTTGGCAGATTGTCAACAGTGTTATAGAAAAAAGTAAAAAAAAGTCTAAAAAAGTGCATTTTAGGTTAATTGTACGCTTATCGATCTAGATTGTGCGGATAGGTTCGATGATGAGCTATGTAATCCTAACTGCCAAGTATTGAGTCTTATACTATCAAGTCTATCTATAGCTAGAATGTGAATGACCAGGTATGAGGCCGTATATATAGAGTGTATATGCATGCATATATATATAGTGTTGGCATGGGATTGTAAGGTTAGGGGGGGGGGGTGGAGAAGGAGCGGAGCGGTTAGCGTTACCCACACCATAAAATTTTTAACCATCAAAATCACTTATACTACACATTTGGCATACAGTACATTTTAGGTAGTAGATAAGGGTAGCTATAGGGTAGCTTGAGGGTAGCCTAAGGGTAGCCTATGGCTATGTTTCGACTAGCGTATAGCTAGTTGTTTTGTTTCTGTTTTTTTACTTTCATTTTCTAATTTTTTTTAGTATAAGTATATATACTTTGTATTACATATTTGATTAGTTTTAGGTTCAAATTATATACATAAGGCTAGCCTAAGGGTAGCTTAAGGGTAGCTTATACCTACCCTCCTATAAACAGAAACAGAAACAGAAATATATATATAATAGGGAATGGTACTTTTTTCTTTTGAGGAACGTATTTCTATTTGTCCAAAATGACTACTTCTGATGCAATGGCAAGAGTGAGGAATATTCTTCTTGTGAGATACCCTAACTACTACGACCTAGATAAAAGTGAACGTGTACTGCTTGCCGCTGCCGTTCTAGCTGATGACATCAAGGTTCGAGAGGAAGGAGAGAATAATCATGGAGAATGGATAGAGGCTATCCTTGGAGCCGTAAAACTAGAAGAAGGTTATCCTTGGTGTGCCGCCATGATTGAGTTTTGTTGTGATGTTGCCAAGGTAGAACAGATTGGACTTTCTGATAGAGCATCAGCTGCTGTTGCCCAGTGGCATAAGTGGGCAGAGACAAATGGGAGAATTACTAATGACCCTAAAAGGGGTGACCTGTGCTTATGGCTCAAGGCAGGTGGAAACCACATGGGTATCGTAGTAACGTCAGGGACGTACTACATGAACTCCATCGAGGGCAATACCTCATCTGGAGTTACGGGTTCTCAGCGAGATGGTGGTGGATGCTATAGACGTTCACGCCTACGCTCTGCATGGACGCACTTCATCAAACTATAGGATATTATTATGGCAACTGACCCCTCTAACGACTCGGCAATTCTCCACTTCTTGAACACCTCGTGGCATTGGATATTAGCTATCCTTACAGGTAGTGCTTGGACGGGTACATTGCAGAATAGAGTTAAGCAATTAGAGGCTGGACATACTGATTTGAAGAACCTCCCTATACAAGTTGCAAAGATTGAGGCTAAAATAGACTTGTTACTGCAAGACAGACGGCAGGGGTGACCCATCAAAAACATACAGACAACCTTTAACATCAACTCAGTTCATCAAAAGGTAAGACTCGGGCTTTTAAGCGACCTCCACTTCGGAGCAAGCTCCATGTCTAAGTCAGCACTTAAGCACGACTTAGAAAGAATGGCAGATGCAGAGTGCAAGATAGCCATTAACGGTGACGTGTTCGACCTCATCCTACCAAGCGACCTCAAGAGATTTGACCTTGATGCAATGGACAGAGCCTTGATTCAGCAGGGAGTTAAACCCATTGATGCGGCGATTGACCTCGCCTATGAGTTTCTCAAGCCCTATGCCCATCTCATCGAATTTATAGGCATTGGCAACCACGAAGCCCACGTTGCAAAGCGTCATCACATAGACGTTATGTCTATCTTGCTCTACCGTCTGAACCAACTACCGAATGTAGACATCAAACCTGGCGGTTGGTGCGGGTATTGGAACATCCACCTACTCAGGAGCACTAAGAAGACGACTTGGACAATGTATCGTCACCACGGGGCAGGTGGTGCGGCTCCAGTTACAAAAGGCATCATTGACTTTCAACGTATGCTGGCATGGCTCGGTGACGTAGACGGTGTGTGGATTGGTCATAAACACAACAAGTTCGTAGACCTCGCAACCAAGATGCACTACTACGGTCAGCACAATAAGTCCTCAACCAAGCAGGTAACGTGCGTCATGACAGGTAGCTACCTCTCGACCTACGGAACGGAAGAAGACGCTGCTCCGTCTTATGCTATGGGCTGGAATCTCTCTCCTCAACAGTTTGGTGGTGTTATACTAGAGTTATCGCACGAGGAAGTTACCAAGGATAAAAGTACAACCTTGTCTACACGGTGCAGAGCCATTTTATAGGGTGAACAATATGAACAACGAAATCAAAAAAGTAATCGTAGGTGCAATTAGTGGATTCGTTTCCGCATTTCTAGTAGACTGCAACGCATGGTTGAAATCTGGAGACGATACCAAGTTCGACTACGTCTTGGCGTTCAAACGGTGGGTAGCTGGTGCTGTTTCTGGTGCGGTGACTGCCTTAGGGTTGGGTGGTTTGTGAAGAAGAATTTCCGCATTGGCGTAAACATTAGCCAAATCTTCCCAAACATTGCTATCTTTGTTATTGACATTGAACCAGCAGTTGGCAAAAAGATTGTTGAGAACATGAATACCATTCGTCAGATACTTAAACTAGCAGGTCATGGAGCAATCGCAAACAAACTCGTCGCAGAATTCAGAGACTAAGTTATTAAGCCGCAAGCAAAAACACGCCATTGAAAAGCGTAAGATTAGAGCGGAAACCAAGCATGAGATTGAACAACGACGTCTCACTAACATTAAAGAGCAACGTGAACTTGTTCGAGAGACTGCAAGGCTAAACTATCTTGAGAGAATTCCCGTACTTTCTTCTATCATTGATGCAGATACCTCCAGCAATAGAGACAAAATCTCTGCCATGTCAGAACTTGCAAAGGTTGCTGGACTCTACCAGATGGATATAACCTCTGATGGGAAAAAGCTAGAGTCTACGGCTATTCTTGTCAAGTTTGTTGAGACTCCCTTAATGGCAATGGATGAGGATGATAACTTCATTGATGGAGAATTAGTAGATGCCAACAATTGAGATTCAATTGCCTAAGATGCACGAGGGTCAAGCGGAACTCGAAAGCCAGATGAAGCGGTTTAATGTCGTTGCGTGTGGCAGACGGTGGGGAAAGACTGAGTATCAAATTATTCGTGCCATTAAACGAGCTATTAATAGCGAATACTACGGATGGTTTGCCCCCAACTATAAGTTCTTAGACGAACCGTTCCGCAAGATTATCAAGTATTGCAAGCCAATTATCAAACGCTCTAATGGAACCGATAGGGTCATTGAGTTTATAACGGGTGGGCAAATAGAGTTCTGGACGCTTGAGGACGAGAACGCTGGACGAGGTAGAAAGTACCACGAGGTAGGCATAGACGAAGCAGGTCTAGTGAATGACCTTGGAACAATATGGCGAGAGGCTATTCGTCCTACTCTGTCGGACTACCAAGGACAAGGTTGCTTCTACGGAACCCCTAAGGGAAAGAACTGGTTCTTTGAAGCATGGCAACTAGGAGAGAACCCAGAGAAGCAAGACTGGGCATCCTTTAGACGACCAACCCTTAGTAATCCCTACATCCCACCTAGTGAGGTCGAAGATGCTAGAAACGACCCCATGATGGACGAGGCTACCTTTCAACAGGAGTACGAAGCCAAGTTTGTTGAGAACGACATCAGCTACCTATTTCTTGCTAGCTACTTTCATGAACGAGTTATTGAGCCACATGAGTGTCCTATGCTCAAGACATGGTACAGAGGATGGGATACTGCTACCAGCGAGAAACAAACCGCAGATGAAACTGCTTGCGTGAAGCTAGGCTTTGATGATAACGGGAACGCTTATCTACGCTTTCCAATCTCTATGAGGCTTAGTCCTGGGGACTTGACCACTAGAGCGGAGGAGATAGCCATGCAGGACGGTCTAAACACCTATCAGGTAGTTGAGGCTCACAACACAGGCTATGCAATCTTTAATCAACTGCAACGAAACAATGTTTTAAAAACTATGGTAAAGTTGCAACAGATAGGAGGCAAGCAGGGCGACAAGCGTCAACGTGCATTGCCATTGGCAACATTAGCGTCCAAGGGACGTCTGTATATTGTTAAAGACCCAGGTTGGCAGGACTTGTTTAGCTGTTTGACTTCCTTTACAGGAGTTAAGAAAGCAAATGAGCGTGACCACTTGATTGATGCTTGCTCGGTGGCAAGTATCTGGGCGAGAGAATCGCCTAGTTTAACCGAAGAACTTCCATGGAAAAACCCGTACCAGTAAAAACATCAAAAGCAGGAAGTGCATTTGCACTCTTTTACGCCCAATACGTTTACCTTCAACGGTTTCACTCGCTAGGATTTGCCTATAAATCTTCATTCACTCTTGAGGAAGGTTCATGGACTGCAAATTTTATTGACAACAAAGTAATTGTTCGATGTCAATACGACATCAATCTTGCAATGACTCGTCAGGATTTGGCTATGAAATTCCAAAGAGAAATTGGAATGGCTGAAAAAGAGGAAGCACTAACACGAGATGCACTTAGCAAACTTGAAGCGTCTGTAAAGCAGGTAGAAGGTAAACGCTCACTCTTACAAAAGATTGACAAAGCTAAGCAACCCGAAATGTATGATATTGAACAAAAGAAATTGGCTGAACTAGAATCCTTCCTAGGAGACTACCAACCATTTCTTGAGCAATATACCACTGCTATTGAAAGTTGCCAGCAAAGAGTCAAGGATGCAAAGGAATCGTTAAAGGTTCTACCTGTCATAAGAGAATCTCAGGAATGGGAATTCACGGTTGAGGAATTGTCTAAGATTACGCAATGAAACTTCAAGATATCCAAGAACAATTACAGTACTGGTACTCGCCTAACACGGTGAGCCATTACCGTTTGTTGCAACTCATTATGATGGGTTACGGCTTGGATGAATCTGAAGTTAAAAACAATGCTCCTGAACTCTTGACCCCTCAAGTAAATTCAGCTACAGGAGCAACCTCTCTTCTCTATTTTCCACCTATCTTGCGTAGCTTTGCACAGATGAGGCAGAGCAATCCTATTCTCAAGAACATGAGAATCTTAAACTCTCAGGTGCGAGGAGTAGACATTACGCCAGACTGGCAGGGTATTCCTACCTACCAGAACGATGCACGAAAGGCATGGTGGAATCAACGCTCAAAAGGTAGTGATGGATATGCGGCGTTTAAGAACGACTCCGACCAAGCGTTCCTAGACTTTGCTATGCTTGGCATTGGCTACCTCAAAGTTTGTGTTAATAAGTACGAGGACTCACAAAGGGCAACAGGCAAGTATGTCTCGCCTCTTGATGTTATCTCAGACCCATACAGGGACATTGATGACTCAGAAGGCGTTGGCATTATCTCCTTGATGGGACGTGCAGAATTTGAGAGCAAGTTCGATGGAAAGAAGTTTGACCAATACCGACAAACATTTTTTAATCCTGCTGGGTATATCTCCCAAGCAGTCAGGGTTATCGAGTGGTATAGCCAAGACAGGTACGTTGCGTTCCCTGACCAGTTCTCCAATGAACCGTTATTCGAGGGGGACAATGAGTACGGTTGCATACCAATCCAGTCGTACACAAACTTCAAACCGTCGGGTGCGTTGCTACCGATGGGACTTATTGAGCAACAGCTTTCCTCCGCCATTGACATTGTATCCATGACCGCAGACATTCGCAACAAGTCACGCAATGACGGGTTTGTAGCGATTGAGCCTGGGTTCTTTACGACTGAGAGTCTTGCTAAGTACAGGGATACAAAGCTAGTTGAGTACCTGCAAATTGATTCGGAGAAGGCACGAGCCTTGTACCAGTTAGGGGCTAGACCATTCATTGAGATTCCACGAGTAGGTGCAAACCCTGACGTGATGAACTTGTTGAATATTTCTATCAATGACAACAGGGAGCAAGCAGCGGTATCTGCAAGTGCGGCGGGAGTTACAACCTCTGGAGAGACTACGGCTACTGAGGTGCGAAGCATTGACTCACGAATGGATAGTCAATATCGTGCGTTATTGCGAACATTCACGAGAAGCCATGCAGGTTTCTGTGTTAAGCTAGCTAAGGTTGCTGAGAGATTTGATAATGCTCCATTCACAATGAACTACCTTGGAGCGTCCATTAGTTTTAATGATGGTGACCCCATGCGAACAAGTGAACTTGTGTGGGAAGGTGCTAAGATTCCTTACTTTGAGGACGAGTCGCTCTTCAGCCAAGATGCAGTTGCTAAGATGGCTATGGAGTCAGCTAAGTACGAAAAGATTTTTGCCATTACCCAAAGTCCAGAAGCAGTTAAGAAGATGATTGAGGCATTGAACGTGGAAGACCCTGATAAATACTTACCGCAAGCTCCACCTACTCAGGCACCTAATACAACTTCTCCAGACTTAGAGACACAAATGCAAGGTGGCATCCCATCAGAGATGCAAGCCATGCTATCCAATTTAAGTGGGGTACAAGCTCCACTTGCGTAACCTGACAACAGGAGACTATGAGTACAACAAATGAGGGACTGGTGACAACACCAGCAGTAGAGATAGACCCAGTAATTGAGCTTACTGAGACGGACGCAGTTTCACCCGAAGTTGCCCCTGAAGTAATTGACATCAATGACAACGAAGTAGGTGTAGAAGCACCAGAGACTACAGAACTCAAGTATGTAGGTGACCTTGTGAAGCTAGCAGATGCTGGCGATAAGGACGCACTTATACGACGAGCATCAGAGATTGAGGCTGGATTTGAGAAGTTGCATAGAGACAGGGAATTCGTCCAATCAACTTTGAGCCAAGCACAATCATTTGCCAATGCACTTGATAAGATTGCAGAAGGCGAGCAGACTGCTGTTCAAGAGTTTGTAGATATGCTCTGGGAGAAAGGGATTGACCCTGAAGTACTGCTTGGTGTAAAAGCCAGACCAGTTGCTTCAGTAGTCGAGAACGATAAGCTAACACAGCTTGAGCAAAAGCTCCAAGCAATGGAGCAGGAAAAGAAAGATGCTCAATGGATAAATGCTAATGCAGATAAACTGCTGAACGCAATTAAGCCATTGTCTAGTTTGGAATACAAGCCAGAACATCTTTTGAAAGCACGAGCCTTTCTACCAAAACAAGGTCAAGTAACTCCACAAAACCTTTTAGTTGCAATACATCAAGCGAATCCAGAATTAACTGTAGGCTTGGTAACTCGTCAACCTAAGCAAGCTACGCCTCAGATGGGAACATCTAGCGGAGCAAGCGGTAGCAACTTCTCAGGCTCAGACCTTGCCAAATTGACAGGGGATGATTTGAGACGTTGGTACTTACAGAACAAAGGAAGTTTATAATTAAATGGCACTAGCGACCACTAACTTTGAAGTTGGATTAGTCCAACTTGCTATCCAAAACGGTAGCGTTTATTCGTCACAACGACCTGTAGCTCCAACATACGGCTTGCTTCTTGGCAAGGATGCGGAGATGCAAAACAACATTATTGCCAACGTACCAGATGTTCCAACATACGGTGCATTGTCCGATGCAGAAATCAGAAGCGGGATTCTTCGCTCCTTCGTAGGATACAACACCACTCTTGGTGCTGATGTTACAAGGGCAAACCAAACTGCAACTATCTCAACCTTTACTCCGCAAGAAGTCATCACCGACCTTGCGTTCCGAACTACTTACTATTCTGACGGTGGTCAATATGTAAACAAGGCTCGAATGATTGAAGGTCAAGGTGCAGGATGGGCGGCGAATGTAAGCTATGAGCAAATCTTGGCTAGCCAACTTGTTCAAGAGTACATCACCAAGCGAAGCCAAGCACTCTTTGCAGTAGCAACTGGTGCAACTATACCTACAAACAAAATGCCAGGAGACGGTTCATTTGGTTCGCTCCGAGCTATGATTTCAGATGGTCTAACGGTTGCTCAACGAAGCTCCATTGGAACTGATGAATCTAACTACGCCTCTTATGCAGGTCAAACACGAACTGCTTCAGCTACAACCGTATCCGCTCAATATTATTGGGCGCCTGGTACAGGTACAACCGCAAACGCAACTCTTACAGAAGCTCATGCGGCGGCAGCGGCTCTTCGTGGATATGGTAACGGTGCAGGAAAGCTCGTTGCTCCTATGTCGCTTACACGATATGCAGCATTTGAACTCTTGCTTCGACAGCAATACGGACAAATTCGCATTGACGAGGAAATGAAACTCCTTGTTAATGGTGGACGATGCGTTGAGTTTGAAGGCGTTACATGGTATCCAGACCCTAACGTTCCAACTAACGTCACATGGCAGTTGCTTGTTGACATTGGAACTCCTGGTATGCCTAATGCAATGGCACGAACTGCTATGCAAAAGAGCAACATTGAATTGGTTCCAGCCGCTAACCTCAACGCTGCTGACCGACTGCGATGGGTATTCCCTGACCAAGCGATTGTACGAAATCCTAAGGCTTGCGTACTTATCGAAGGTCTTACCGCTCTCTAATGGAGCAACGCCCTCTTCCTTCGGGAAGGGGGCAACTATAATGCTATGACTGGAAACGAACTTATATCAACCTTTGACGAGATAGTTGCAAACGACTTATATCCTGTGTTTGCCTCAACTACTGCTCAAAAACTTGATGCGTTTAATAACGCCAAGCACCAGATTTTTCGTATGCTTAACTATCCTGTGGCGGATGTCCCAGTCACTATTACCGCAGGATTGCAGACATACTCCTTGAATTCAGTTGCTACTCCTTTGTATATTGTTACGCTTGTTAAGTACAACGGTCAAATGCTTGAGGCTAACCAGTGGTATCAAATTGGAGAGCAAATTACGATTGTTCCAACTATTTCCGCTAGCACGACATTAAGCCTTACAGGTTACCGACGTGGTACACCTATTGTTGCGGACAATAATCAAGTAACTGACTTGCCAACCGACTTGCATATTCCCTTGGTATATCTTGCAATTAAATCTGCTTGTGGCTCACAAGAAGATGCTCCTGAGCAATTAAACCGTCTTAACTCTATGGAGTTGCTTGCAACACAACGAGTCATGGCTTACGCTCAGATTCAATCCCGTGTTGACTTCCCATTCTAAGATATGAAACGTACTATTACTCTACCAAGACTTGACCGAGTAGTAGCCGTTTTAGACGGTTCTGCAAAGCTGGAGAATCCATTTGACGTACAAAACCTGCGGTTGCAGGGTTACGACTACTGGATGAGATATGGGTACACAACGATACAAGCCAAGCAGACCAACTTTGTTGAGAACGGTATCTATGGTCTTGGATGGGCTCAGGGTGTATCTCAAACGTCGGCTGAGACAAGTCCTACGGCGAAGGAAGAATTCATTACGATTGAGAACGTTGGAGTCTCGCCAGTTATTCGACCTTACCTGCGTAATGCTACGACGCTTGCTCCTACTCAAATTGGGACTGATACTCTGGTTTCAGGGAAGTGGAATTTTGCAAGCTATAACGATTACGTTTATGCCATAAATCCTGGAGCGGTCAAGACGGTATATAAGCACCTCATTGGTGAGACGACGGGAACCAATGCTTGGATAAATGTACAGGATTCTAGCTATACCAATACAACGGGTGGAATCACCAACATTATCACTAACTCTCCAACGCTTCGACCTTGGAACGCATCGGATATTTTTACTGCAACTGCCGTAACTAATTTAGGAACACCTATTACTTTTGCTCCTCCATCGGGCGGGACAATAACCGCATCTGCTCCTAGTTCCAATGACAATGGAAATCAGGGTGGGATTAGAATTCAATGTACATTCTCTGCCAATGTGGATGTCACTAAGAACGATTACATTGCTATCAGAGTGAAGTTGCCAACTACGGGTGGAGCGTTCTATAGCTTTCAAAACTTTTATAGCGTTCCCAACTCCGACAAACCTGTACTAAGGTTTAATGGCGTTGACCAGAATCCAGAGTATCGGCTCTATGTAAATGAAGACCAAAGCGAATTGGTTATTTTCATGTACGTCAAAGGATTTGCGGACAGAGACAAGCTAGAGCGAGTTACCTTTAGTGCGATTGCATCGGTCAATCAATCAAACTCTACTATCCCTGTATTGGTCATTCAACCGTTCGAGCAAGGTGGTGTCTACCTTAATGCAACAACAAGTGCTAAACGACTTTGGGATAGCTTTGATATAACGGTTTTAGACGGTTCTGCTAGTGGTGTTAACTATGCTACACGGTACAAAACAGGTGCTAGTTATTCCACCGCAACCATTGTCAATGCGAGTAAGGTAAATATGACTGGATACCAGTTGCCACCTTCTCCATACTTTGGTGGAAGGGTTACACTCTCTGGTACTCAGAACACTAGCTGGACAGAGATAGAGTTTCTTCGACAACAGGTGGGTGGCACTTGGAAGATACTTGCTACTAAACTCAACTCTGGTACGGACTTCCAAGTCATTGACACTTATCAGGAGCATGAGTTAACGGCATTAACTACGGCAACAGGTGTTACTGGTACAGCTCCGTCTCCTACCCCAACCTTTAGAACTGCTGGCATTGTCGGAGCGTTCCCGTACAAGCAATCAATGGTTTGGCTCGTCAATCAAACGTACCAGAACTTGCAGTTCTCAAGAGTCGGCGACCCATTAGAATTATACGACTCAACACGTTCTTACAACTCTCAGGACAATACAATCCCTGCTCAGTACACTCTGGCAGATGACCAAGCAGACGTGCCTGTATGGGGAACACAAGCAGGCGTATCGGCATTTATTATTGGGAAGAACGCTGCCTATGCAATGTCGGGCGATTACCCGTCTGGAATGTCTCCCTCAAGACAGATTCCTGGTAGCCGAGGCATTGTAGGTTACTATGCAGGTACACGATTTAGAGCAAGCACTGGTGATTGGGGTTGTGCATACGCCGACCCTGACCTTAATATCTGGGTAGTAAGTTCTGTTCCTACCTTTATTGAGGATACATCAGCCAAGCCACAAGAAATAAGTTTGCCTATTCGTGGGAAGATTAAGGATTACCTATACACCCAGCAGAAGTTAGCCATTGCCAACTTAGATATTACAGACACTAAGCTAGAGTTTCAAGAAGAGACATCAAGCCTATGGGTCATTTTAGGTAAAAGATGTGCGGTGTTTCGACAAGATATGGTAGGCAATGGGTGGGAACTTTATGACTTCACACTTGCATCAACTGGAACCATTAACACCTGTACAAGCTATTTTACGGATGGAGCAAGTGCAACAGAATATTCTACTGGAACAACGTGGACTAATTTTGGTTTGCCATTCTCGTCCGACGATAGCTATTGCTTGAATACTTTTTCTTTGGGTGCGGGTGCAAATAACTATAGGACTAAATACCTTGATTGCGATGGATATGCTTCCGTTCCATTAATTCCTGCAAACGCTACAATCACAGGTGTATCTTGGAGGCTTGAGGATTCAAAGACGGGTGACTTAGCAGTGACTAACATTCACGCTCACCCTACTCACAATGGAACTCCTATAGGTTCAAACCTTGCTACAAATAGAGTAGTTACAACAAGTGATGTAACTCAAACATTTACAATGGTTTCTCTTCCTACTTTGTCTCAATTAAACTCTGGGCAAATGGGAATAGATATTCGATACGAGTCAGAAGAATGGTTAGCCGCTTGGCAAGACCCAGCCAACTATGCTATTACATTTCCTACTGGTGCTTCAGCTACAGTATGTACTGTACAAATAACATATACTGCTGGTGGAGCAAAACCGCCTTATGCATTTATTAACTTAACATCAACAGCGGAAGCCTACCTTGGAACAACTGGAAGTCCTGCTTCACCTGCTCCTTGGAGTGGTACTGCAACTGCTGACAATGGACTGGATTCTACAGTAAGTGGAAACGTTTATGTTGATTTATTAAATCCTGACGTGACAGTAATAGACTCAAGCACAAAGCGTATCAAGGTTACACTAACTTCTGGCGTTGGCACACATACTATAACAAGAGCAGTATCTGGAACCGTTGACCCTCCAAATAATACAAATATTGGGATACTTGGAACTTATTCTGCGGCGGCTATATTTGACCCTGCAACACTTGCAACCGTTCGAGTTGATAATGTGTCAATGCAAATTTGCTATGATACAACCACTACTGGAACAAATGTTAAATGGGATAGAGCAGTCTTCTCGCCTAATGGTAAGTACATTGCTATTCGGTCTACTGGCGAGACGGACATTATTGAAAAAGATTTCCGCAATGGTCAATTCATTGGTGGCACAAATAGGGATTCAGGTCTTACTCCTCCTGACTGGTTCTTTACCACGCAACAAGTACAATGGGATGGTGGTAAGGCACGACTTGCAAGCGTACAGTATCATGGCGAGTCCTATGCAGATGTCATTAACACAGCAGTTAGCGTAGATGGTTCTGCTTATGTTAGTGGTACATTAGAAGGCGTTAATACGTCTAGATGGTATAAGTTTCATCCATCTGTATCTTCTGGTATTAGACATAATATCAAATTTACAGGTAGCGAAAGTGATGCTAGTCTCAAGGGATTTGCTCTTGAGTTTAGTATTCAATCAAGAGGTAAACCTAAGTAATGGCATTGATTCCCGTAGACGTAGCATTAGGAGCAGTTAATAGTATTCGAGGACTGCTTGGTGCAAATCAAGCTGACAATGAGCGAAGACGTCAGCTAGCAGAGGCGGCACGTCAACGACGCTTAGCGATTGACCAACTTGCACAAGATTCTAATAGAGCATTTCAAGATTATCAGCGACGACTTCAAGCTGGAGAGTTTGATGCTACCAAGACACTTGACCTTATTGGTAGAATGTCCTCTGAGAATTTACGAACAGGTCTTGGAAATCAGTTAACTTCCTTGAGAAATCTAGGATACAAGGCTGGAGATACACCTATTGAAATGGGTACAAAGGCTATGACCTCTGATGCTCTACTTAGAGAACAAGCACAACGACTGCAAGCTCAACAACAGTTTGAGGATAGACAACAGCAAGCATTAGGGTATGTAGACCAAGCAAGGGCAAGAGAAGCACAAGCACGTCTAGGGTTAGGTGGGCAGATGATGAGTGAAGGATTGTCTATGCCTGGAAACAATGTAGCAAATACTATTGCAGGTCTTGCATCTCAGTACCAGCAACAACAAAAGAAAGCCAAAGCACAAGCTACTCCTTCTGCAGTTCAACCTACTAGAATGGAAAATCCATATATGACTTCTATGGATTGGCAAAACAATGTAAATAGAGTCAATGAGATTCCATTGTCAGGAATAGTCAATTCTCTTAGATATTTAGGAAGATAATGAATTCACCAATGTATGATAATGTGGATATGGGATACCAAGGGTCAGAAATAAACCCTTTGCCAGATGGCACTATTCCAAGTCAAGCATTGCAAAATGATTTACCTAACTTTGTTAGCAATGTAGACACGCAACAAACATACGCTGACCTTGGAGGAGCAACTCCTAAGCAAATGACTGCATTGACCTTAGCGTCAAGTATGCCTAACTTGTTCTTAGGTATGCACACAGGTTTAGCAAACAAGGTTAACCAACGCATTGAAGAGGGCATGATAACCAACTATGCCATGAATGGTGTTACTCCTTACGATGCAATACAAACAGAACTAGATAAGTTTGAGGCAAACCAAAACGCTGTTAATACTGGTGCTCAAGAACTCACTTCACTTGATGAGCAACTTAAAGCTAAGATGAAGGAGAATCAAGACCTTCAAAAGTTAATGATGGATTCTATGTTGCAGAAGTCAGATGCTTCTGGAATTCTTGCCGCTCAACAACGCATTGCCGACTTGCAAACAAAAGCACCTACTGCACCTGACTTACAAGTACCAGAACTTAAGGAAGCAGACCAAGCACTTATCTTTCTTGCTGGGCTTATTGGTGGGAACCAGGCAGTACCACAAGCTATTCAAGGTGCTATTGCTGGAGCTAGGCAGCGTACAGAAATGGCAAACCAGTTGGCTGCTCAGAAGTTTAATCAGGAGCAACAAGCCTTCAATAAGCAAGCAAGTATCGAACAAGCACTCCTTCAGCGAGAGACCACTAAGTACAACATTGATGCAACTAATCTGCGAAATGTACAAGATAACTACCGAGAAATTAGTAATATCCAGCAACGTGCTATTAACTTGTTGACTGCAAAGAAAGCAGACGTCAAGGCTAAACAGTTGGCAACAATATCTCAGTCTTACAAAAAGTTGATTGACCAAGCAAAGACTGAAAACGAAATTACAGAAGAACATCAAAAGGCGATTGAAGCATTGCAGAAGGCGGCTATTGCTATTGGTGAAGACCCTAATATATTCCCTAAGTTTAATACCATAGGATTGACAGCAAAGGGTCAGGCATTTGAAGAGAAGAAGAAAATTGATAATGCTAAGTTGAGACTACAAACTGTAACTACTGCTAGACAAAACGTTGACTCAATTCTTAAAACAGTTGCAAATGCTCCAGTAATTACTGAACAAATGGCACAAACGTTGAACAACCAAATAGCTAAAGTTGCTGGTGATTTTGGATTAGACTCAACCTTGTTCCCTAAAGCTATTGCTGGTAAGCCAAGGGCAACACTTGCACTCGAATGGCGACAAGCAGTAGACAAGCAACGATTAGCGATTGCACAAGCAGGTCTTGCATTGGCTAGACAACGTGAACTACGCATTGCATCTGGTGGCGATGGTACTCAAAACAAAGACCTTCAAAAGTTAATTGATAATAGAAACAAAGCTGAAGGCAAATATGCTGACATGAAGTATGCCTATAATGCATTGCCAAGTAAAGACCGAACTGCATCAATGCAAAGAGCATTAGACGAACAAAAAGCAGAAATGTTGAGATTGCAAAAAACTGTTCGAGATGAGAAAATTAAACTTGGAGTAAGTACCGCTGAAGAAGATACTGAAATAGCAAACAACTTGAATAGTGTTATCAATATATTTGCTCCAGCAGGTATGACTCAAGCAGAAGCTCAAGCAGTTGCAAGTGCAAAACAAACTGCAAAGAAGATTGTTGAAGGTCAAGGTGGAACTCCTAAGCCTGTCCCTAAACCGCAACCTACTCCTAAACCTACACCAAGACCTCCTGCTTTACCAGGTGATTTGCCTCCAGCATCTCCATCTCCTGGAGAAGTTGCTGGTGCAGATATTAGAAAGAATCCTAAATCTAAAGGTGGTCGAAAGCCTGGTGGGCAAGGAGCGTTTAGGTAATGTTAATTCCAACTGCATTTATAGCTGACAAAAGTAAGAAGAAAAAAGTCACACCTGTTTCAAAAGAGGAACAGGCAAAAGCATTTGACATTCTTAAACGGCAAACTGAAAAAGAAAAAGCTATTGAAGATAAAAAAGCATCTGAAGAAATCAATAAGTTTTTTCTTCAACGTGAATTAAATCAAAATTTACCAGTAGCTACTCAAGTTAAAACAGAATTTCCTGAAGTGCAGCCTCCTGCATCTGAGTTACAAAAAAAGACTGTTGCTCCTACAGTAAAAACAACTCCTGAAGGTCTTGTCAAAAAAACATTTAACACTAAGTATGGAGTTGTTGATTACGTTGCTGATGAAAGAGAGTCTAAGATTTTTAAGGGAACTGATGTAAATGCAATCAATAACCTTACAAAAGATATTGTTCAATACTTTGAAGGATTAGGACGTGACCAAGGTAGAAAGCCTATTGTCAAAAATACAAGAGAGAAATACACCTTTGATGAAGTCAATGCGGGGCTCAATCCTAACTTTGTTGAGGAAGAAACACGCAAGGGAGTCAAGCAGTTTGAGGATGCAACACTTGGCAAGCTAGATGTTCTTGGAGTTCGAGCAAGACTTAATGAACTTGCTGATTATGCTAAGCAATCAGACAGCACTCTAGGACAAGTAGCAGGTGGATTTGTTGAAGCAATAGCAAATCCTATGACTACGTTTGCTATGTCTACAGGGAATATTGTTGACCCTAATGCAACGCTAGAAGAACGAGGTGGAGCCGTAGCAAATCTTGCATTGGCTGCTATTCCTATTGGTCAATTTGCTGGAGCTGCTACCGCAGGGGCATCAGCATTTAAGCAGGGCTTAAGTAGTGGACTACGAAATGCAATTAAGGTAGGTGCAAGAGAGTACGCAAAGGATACACTTTTTGGCAACCTTGCCTTGCGTGAAATTACTCTTGACTCAGTAGTTCGACAACTACGAGATGCGGGAGAAGTTGAAGGGAATGTTTTAAGATTCAAGAATGACTTGCGTAGAGAAGCAAAGCGTTCTGGAGTTAATCCATCTGACTACTTAAAGAATAAATTCCAAGAAGCAGAGGTTATTGTTGAACCATCTATTCCTAGTCCTACTCAAGTAATTCAAGAAACAGAGCAACCTGTTGTTGCTACAGCAAATCCTGTTATTGATGAGGCATTAAAAACCGCAGACGAAATTACAGGTCAAGCAACTGTTCCTACTCAAGAACGAATTATAGACATTACGCCTACAACTAGAGAGCGATACAATGCGATTGCTAATGAGGACGACGCATGGCTTGAGCAGTATTATGCTCGCAAGATGAATACTCGTCAAGCAGGTTTTGAGCTTGAAGATTACGAAGCTATGGCTCGAATGGCTAGAAGTTTTGCAATTAAGTATGGTTACAACAACTTTGATGATGCCTTGCAACTAGTTGCTCGCACACTTAGAGAGCGTACTGGTATAGACATTGCATTTACAAATGCAGACCGTCAAGCTATTAAGGATAGCATTGACCGTTTAGAAGGCAAATCTACAGTAGCAACTGAGCCACCCGTCTCTTCTGCCATGCAAGCAGAGCAACCACCTGTACCGCCAACGCAGACGGCAACAACTGCTATTCCTGAACCAGATACTCAACAATTTTCAGGTATTTCAAATCGTGCATTTGATGAATCAGAAATTGCTGGAAGACTTGAGTCTGCTCCTGGGGCAAATGGTAAATCAGCAAAAGAGATTTATGAACGCAATCGCAATAGAGATGATTACCTATTGCTTGCAGATAGAATTGCTAACAAAGAAATTGGCATTACTGCTGATAATATTGCTGCTATTCATGCAGGTGGCACAAAACTAGAACGCAATGTCGAAGATGCAATCCAAGCAGTTAAAGATGCAATTAGTAGAGGAGCGTCTGAACAGGAGATTGCACAACTTGTTGCAAACAGAGATAATGCTAGAAAAATATTTAAGGAGTATGCGGACAAAGTCCAAAAAGGTAAATCAGAATGGTCTGATATTGGACGAGTCATTGCATTAAGAACAGAACTTGATACTGGAAACATTACTCGTGTTCTTGATGAACTTGAAACAATCAAAGGCAAAACATTAACTGATGATGAAATTAAAAAGTGGACTGACATTGTTGAAAAGCATAAAGCAGAAAATGAAAAGTTAAGAAAACAAATTGAGAACTTGCAAGCAAAAAATGCAAACGTTACTCCAGATGTTATTAAGGCTGATGCTCAAGTTCAAGCAATTAAAAAGTCTGCTCCTAAAGTTCGACCTAAACAAACTTCTGATTCAAAACAAAAACTTCAAAATGCTTTAAACAATGCTATTTCTAAATTAGATGGTATTGCAAGACCTCAAACTTTTGAAACACTTGGAGCAAATCTTGAGCCTAAGTTTTTTGAAAACTTTATGTCTGACCCTGCAACGCAATCTTATTTTCAAGGATTAGCCAATGCCCAATCAGATGTCAGCAAAGTTATTAATAACTTGCTTGAAACAGAAGCCATTGAAGACTATGGAACATTGTTAACAAGATTGCAAGAAGAAGGGCTTAACATTACTGATACAGATTTGAAATTAATTTTGTCAGGTGAATATCCTAAACCAATTAAACTAATTGACCCAAGCGACATTGAAAAAGAATATCTTAAAGTAGTTCGAAGTCAATTGCAAAAAGAGAGCAAGACTAGTTCTGTCGCAGAACGCTCAAGACTTATTAAGAAAATTCAAAGAATTAACGAGGATATTAGAACTAATGTTAAACCTGGTGAACGAGCAAAACCTACAACGTTCAAAGAAAATGAAGACTTGCGTAAACGTCTTGATGATTTGAAAAAACAATACAATGAAAAAAATCAAGATGAAATCTTGCGAATTCAATTAAAACAACGCAATGAAAGAGAAGCAATTAAAAGTCAACTTGAAGCCGAGCGACCTAAAGAACTAGCTGAGAAACTTGAAAACATTGCAGTTCAAATAAAGTTAGCCAACCCTATTCCTCGTATAGCTGACTATATTTCAAACCAATTAGTAAAAGCAGACAAGACAGTCTCTGATGCGGCGTTTAATAAAATGGTTGGAGCTGGGTTTGAAAGATTGACTGGTCAACAAGCAGTTGAAAATTTTGCTAGAGGAGAACGCAAAGTAAGAATTGATAGGGTAAAAGAACGAGCTAAAATTCGTGCCAAAGCAAATCTTGAATTAATCAAAGATGGAATTAGCGAATTAGGTACTGAAAAATTTGGAGGCAAAGGTATTGGAACACAAGCCGCTGCTTTAACTGATTTACCATTCAAGGCATATTGGGAAGAATATGGCATTGATGTTTTTGCTGATGACAAAGCAAGAAAATTATTAAAGAAAGATAATATTCCATTGACTAAAGAAAGCATTGCTAAAAAGCGTGATGAGATTATTAACAATCTTGACGAACATCCTGATGTTGAAATCAATGCTCAAAATTATGCATTGAATAAAACATTTAACAATGATAACTGGGCATCTGGTTTGCAAAATTTTGCTACACGCAATGCCTCGAAAGGTCAAAAGTTTTTATTAAATGAAGCATTATTTAGGTTTTCAAAAGTTATAACTAACGTTGGGATAGATGCTCTTGACAGAACTGGATACGGGGTACTAAGGGGAATTCAAAAAGCAATCAAAGGTAAAGGAAATCTTTCTCCAGCAGAATCACTTATTATTACTGATATGATTAAAAAGGGATTAACTGGAGTTGCATTGCAAACTTTAGGCTACTATCTTGGCGACAAAATCTCAGCAGAAATTAAAGGTGATAGATTAAAGTATGTAGATTTTGGGTTACTTAATAGAGTTGGGGGGGCATTAAGTCCATTTTTATTAGGAGTTGGTTTAAGAAAAACTTTAGATTCTGATATGGATGAAAACAGCAAAAGAAACCTTTATTTATCAACTGGAATTAAAATGGTGTCTAACAATCCGCTTGCAAGCAATCTAAGAGATATATTAGAACTTACAAATTCTTCAACTCCTTCAACAATTTTGCCAGAATATGTTGGGAAGAAAACATCTAATGTATTAATTCCAGGGATAGTCAGAGATTCAGCAACTCAAATAGATGAGATTGCAAATGCTGATGCACAACGAAAGAAATATGAAAAAGATGCAGGTGCATTTGATATTGTCAAGGGTGAGTTTCAATCTAAGATTCCATTTTGGAGACAACAACTTCCTCTCAAGAATCAAAAGGTAGGTAGACCTGATGAGTAAGCCTACGTCACGCAATACATCCAAATAATACTTTCAAACGTCTATAGAAACAAGAGAACAATTATGCAAACTTATCAACTTAATGGAACCGTAGCCTCACCTTCCGTGACTACTGCTGTCTCTGCACTTGATGCCCCTCGTGGTTCAAATGGTCTTATTATTACCAATCCATCAGCAACTCACTCATTGTTTGTGCATCTTGTTCCAGCAGGTGGAGCGACTCCATCCTCTGCAGTTGTGCTTCAGGGACTTAGGATATATCCAGGAACTTATATGTCTATTTCAGTTATGAACGAATTGCCTTATGGTTGCGACATCTATGTTGCTATGCAAACTGGTGCATCTGCAACGACTATTAACGTTTACGGAATTGCTTAATTATGTTTACAGAAATTACCTCTGATAATGCGGGACAGGCAGCTCTTTCTCGGTTTGGTACGACCAACACTTGGAACGCTCAACAGATATTCAAGGGGTCTGCTACGACTACTCCAGGTGCAGTATTCCAAGCGTTTGGTACAACCTCAGCAGTTCCAGCCATTGATGCCAACGGTATCGCCATCTTCCAAGGGGCTGAAGCAACAGCTGGATTTGTGCAATTTAATGCATCTGCTCAGACCACCCATATTCTATTCAGACGAAACAACGGTACTTACGCCTCCCCAACAGCTTTGGCGGCGAATGACATTATTGGTTCGTTGCAATGGCAAGGGCGAGGGGCATCTACTTTTGGAACTGTACCAGCCGCTCAGATACGAGGGGTAGCTTTACAAGCGTTTACGGAAACTGCAAGAGGCACTTCGCTTGAATTTTATGTTACGGCAAACGGTTCAATAACTCAACAGCTAGGGTTTACCATTGACCCATCTTTAGTTTTTGCACCAGTACCTATGCAAGCATTTTCAAGTGTGAGAAGCAATACGGCAGCTGGAACAGCAAGAGATTTTCGGCTTACTACTTCATCCTCGGCTCGTTGGGCATTAATTGCCAACGCTACGGCAGAAGGTGGTTCAAATGCTGGAAGTGATTTTGAAATACGAAGGTATTCAGATGCTGGTGCTGACCTCGGCTTGGTCATGGCAGTCACCCGTTCAACTGGAAACATCACCTTCAATGGTGGTGGTGGCAAGACAACTTTTAGTGCTAATGCTATCAACGTTTCAACCGCTCAAACTCCAGCAACTTCTGCGGCGGCAGGTACGACTGGCGACATCGCATGGGATGACACCTACTTGTACGTCAGACAGTCAACAGGATGGAGACGTATTGCACTTGGAGCAGCATGGCCGTAAGGAGTAAACTAAAGTCATGGTCAAACTAGAACTCACCAAAGAACAAGCAGAACTCCTCACTCAGGTTATTGACTCCGCTCCCTTTAACGGAACGGTTGGGCAAGCATCCGAGGTATTCAATGCTATCCAACAGATACTAAATATTCGCAATCAGCTGGTTGCACAACCAGAGGTAAAAGAAAATGCCAATCACTAAAATACTTAAGACCCCCATTGGCGTTGACGCCACTCATTTCGTTGCTGACACTTTGACCTATGACCTCGTTAACAACAAGGGCAAGGTTCTCGTGCATTGCTTTGTTAATTCAACTGCTGACAAGCCTATTCATCAACTCTTTGTGGACGTGGTTGCTCCGCTCCCGATTACTGCAAAGATGATTGAGGATGCAGTAAATGCAATTCCAGAAAACGTGGTAGAATAAGTTTGTTAGGGCATTATGCTCTGACGTGATACCTCTAAACTCCATTCCCCAGACCTCACTTCGGTGGGGTCTTTTACTTTGAGAAGATGAAACCATTTTGTTGATGTCACCGATATGGTCATAAATAAGAAAGCCCCGCTGTGACACGAGGCTTATCCCATCTTCTACAACTGAACCAATCAGGCTCACTTGTATTCTACCTAAGACTTATCTTCCATATCTTTGTAGCCCATCTTTTTTTCTTTCTTTTCGTGGTTCATTTCTTCAAACATGGCTCGGAACCAGTCTCGTCCAGAAGCCCCACCCCAAAGTAGGGCAGCGACCATTGCAGGAGACTTGTCTGGCTCTTTCAAGAACCTCTCATTTCGACCCCACCACTTGTTACCCTTGGCTATCTTTTCTGGTGTTGCATCATCTCCAGCGATAAACCGTTTTGCCCATGTAACAGTATCAGGTTGCAATCCATTTCCTGAGAGTCCCATCTTGTGTAATTCCATCCCTTTCTTAAGAGCGGAAATCATTGCTTCTGGTGGCGAGAGTTTTCTATCCATAATGCTAAGACGTTTGAACCTAATAAAAAGAAACCCCCACCTTTTAAGGGGTGGGGTACATGAACGGACACACACAGAACTGTCTTTCAACAATCCAATGTTATTCTACTCTAAAAGTCCATGCTTTCTTGCGTGTAACTCTCATTAAATTTGAGTATCTCTTCTGCCTTGTTGATGGCTACTCGCTCTGGAATTTCTTCCATAGTTGCGTTGATGGTTACAAGGATAGCTCTCTTATTATGAGGAGTAGATACAGTTGCGTGTACACGGTATCCGTTCTGCTTTAACACCTTGATAGCATCCTCAAGACTCATTCTTCCTTCCAGCCCTCCTTCTTGGCAAATGCTATTAGCTCGTCACCCGTCAGAATTTCGATTGATTCTTTGGTGTCGTAGTTGGACAAACCAAACCGCCCACCAACTTTTTCTTTGTAACACTCGCAGTACTCTCCGCTAATGTTATTGGCTCGGTAGTCGGTGTTACGGTTGAGCCAGTCCAAGGCTTGCACCGCCCTCTCGTAGTCACTATAATCTGGTTTCATAAGCCGCTTCATGGCTTGCACCGCTTTCTCGTAGTCCCTCATTCTTCCCCAAACTCCTCTGCCGAAAGAAAGGCAAACGACACAATGAAGAACACCACTAGGACGAAGACCAAGATGCCAAGAACAATCTTCATTTCTCCTCCTTAACTGTGGTAGGTTTAATTTCTCTTTGTGGGAGTACATTTCCGTTTTTGTCCACCCTTAAAGCTAAGTCCACAACTTGTTGGTAAGCACCTTTTTGCCTAAAATCCGTTTGCCATTCTTCGTCAAATTGGCACCAATAAGATACAGAATATTCTGCTCTGTAATCTTTTGAATAGGTAAGTATCAATGTTCCATCTTTTGGTGCAGTCTCAATAGGTTGCCAATTCATTTCTTCTCCTCCGCTGTTAGTTCTGTCTCCCATACCCAACCATTGTCGGTAGGTCGGAGTATTCCTAAAATCTTCATTCCTCATCCTCCAAGATTTCAACGCACTTGAACTTTGCCCGCTTGCAATTGTTAGGGAACCTATCTTCTAAGCTATGTAACGTTTGCCAACAGCCATCGTACATAACAAACTCTGCCTCAAATTCAATCGGCGTTGGCTTAAACTTCCGAAGGCATCTGATGCCAAGGGCGAAGAATGCCTCTTGTGGAATGTTTGCCCATTTGTTTTCACCTACTAAAATGTCAATCCAACCGAAGTCGACAGAACGTTCAACAATCCCGTCTCTCTCTTTTATCTCATGCACCTCCCCGTTGATTTCAACGTGGGTTGCATCTTTCAGTTCTACCTCTTCCCATTGAATCATCTAAACCACCTCCGTATTGCTTGCCAAAATCCCATTCTAGGCGTTTCAACTGCCTCCCCCTTATCGGAAGAGGGAACGCCGAATAGAAAGTCACTCAGTCTCATTTGTAATTGCCTCCTTCAACGAATACCACAATGCCGACATATAGTCGATTGCATTTGCCTTAGTGTCAAACAATAGGTGAGAGTCTGCTTTTAACATAATGCCATCTAACGAACCTTCTTGCTCTGCCGAAATCCAATACTTTCCAGCAATTTGATGCAAGTAACTCACATTGATTTTCCTAAGCGAGACATCTGTACCGTTAAAGTCAACTTGCCAGATAGTGTCTCCGTTTGTAAGTGCATTGAGGTCAATCATATCTGCACCACCTCAAAGTTCTTACCAGTTGCCACCTGATAGAAGTCACGGGCGAAGGCTTGCACTACGAAGACTCTGTATGCTGGCACAAGGTGAGTAGTAGCGTATGTCACCGAAAAGTTTTGAATGTCTAACCACTTTTCGTAAGCTAGCTTTGCTAGTTCTGGCATCTGCTCAATGTAATCCCAGTCAAACATGGCGAGTGGGTCATTCATAAACTCGTCCCACTCTTGAATGTCCATTGTTGCAGCCAATCCATCACCAGTATAGGGTGGTTCACCGCATCCGTTCTCTGGATTAAAGTATCCAGAATGACTTGAGTGGTCACCGTATCTTGCGGTGTGGCTTGTCTCGTTGAGAAGTTCGTCGAAATACTCTTTAAGTTTCAGTTGTGTGCTGTTCATGTTACTAAGTGTCTCCTTTAGTTTCAGTTACTCGAATTAGTGTTACCTAATTCATGTATCGTTAATGTAAGTGTCGAATGTTTTTGCTTTGCGTAGTCCAGATTAACTGAAAAACCCTTTACAAACTTGTGGTTGTCATCTTCTAGTATAGCACATTTGACCAACGCATCTTCAACTAATTTTATTCTATTTGAAACATCTCCCCGAAAAGAAGTTCCAAGAGTGAATAAGTATTCAATGAAGACTGGTTGCGTAGCCTTGACCATGCTTGCCTTGATGACTGGATGTGCTTCCTTCTCCCAATCGGTATAGCACTTTGCTTTTGCTCGTCTCCTGCCTATATTGAAATAGGCAGAGTTGAGACTAGGTGGGATGGGAACCGTAACCTTATTCATCGTCCCAAGGTGAGTATTCATCACCACTTGACTTCGACTTGTTAGACTTGCTCATACCTGCATTGTCCTTTGGTCTATCAAGTGAGTTGACATTGTCAGCGGTAATGTAGTACGAGGTCACTTGCTTACCGTCCTTCTCGTAGGTATTGGTATCTAACCTACCATCAATGGCTACCAGGCGTCCCTTATCAAGGTACTCACTAACGTAACCAGCAGTCTGCCCCCATGCCTTGACATAGAAGAAGTCAGCGTCATTACCTTCCTTTGGCTTAACACGTTTGTTGACTGCAATGGAGAACTCAACTAGTTTCTTATCTCCAATGTTCTTAAGTTCAGGATTCCTAGTTATCCTTCCTATAACAATAATCTTGTTCATTTGGTTATCTCTCTTCTTATCGCTTGCATATGCTTGCAGGCATGGTCATTGTTGCCCCTGAGAAGGTCAACGAAGTGGGGAGTTTTCCTGCGGTACACAGAGTCCATGCACTCGCAGGTAGTTTGCCCATGTTTGTTAATATGGACTTCATAACTCTGACCCCAAACGGAATCAGAGTCAACGATGAATAGTGCCTCGCCTTCATAAACGTCAACGAGTCTTACCCTTAGTAACGACCTCATTTGCAAACTCTTGAATAGCTTCAATGGTTTCTAGTTCCTGGTCAAGAATACTTGAGTGTACGAATTCATAGACGTCAATGTTTGCTACCGCAAGGTTAGAGCCCAGCTCCTTGAATTGTGCTGCCGTTCCACCCATGTTCTTCCAAGTGGTAGCAACCTGCTTCATCATCAGCTTTCGAGCATCTTCAACTGACATTTCCTTAGCTACGCCACGTTGCTCCTTGTCGTACAAGGCTAGCCCGAATGGGTTGCCAAAGGTCATCAATGCACGCTTCATAGCGTCTGATTCTGCTTCCTTGATAGCTGACTCATGAGCCTTGCCTAAGTCACGGTCAATACCTTGACCAAATCCTGTGCCTTCTCTAGTGACTCCATCAAAGGTGATGACTGAACGTGCTGTATAGCTGACGTACCATAGCCCCTTGTCTCCCTTCTGCTCACATTGAACCATGTTCATGCTATAGGTTTGTCTATCCCAAGATAGATGACCAAAGATACGGTTAGCTTCTGCAATGGCGTGCCACGACTCAATGTAACTTAGGCTTCTACCTGCTTGGTCACGTTGCTTGATGACGCTACTATCAAGTGGCTTCTGAAGTTCCCTGATAATTAAGTCTTTGTCCATCTTAGCCCACCACCTTGATGCTCATTGTTTCCTTGTCGGGAACCAGCTCAAAGCCCTCAGGGAGTTTTGACTCAATCAGTTCTCTTTGAGCGGGGTCAAGCTTGCTTATCTGGAATGACTCGGTAACCTTGATTGCATTCGTAAAGCCATTGAGTTGAGCGTAGTCGAGGGCAAGATTTGGGTCAACTACCTTCAACCCACCTTTCACGGTTCTAAAACTTACTTGACCGTAAGGAGTGGTAAGAGTGCGAGACTTCTGACCCTCAAGTCTTGACTTGGCGTAAGCCTCAATCGGATTGCTATATACCCCCCTGAGGTATGCAAGGTAGCTAGCCTTCTTGACCTCCAGCTTTCGGCAATTCTCAATGATTGCCTCGTGCTTGGTCTTGAGTGCCACGAGTTGGGACTCAACGTCTGCCATTCGCTCAAGCACTACTTCTAGTGCCTCTTGAGATGCGATGGCTCCCTCTGTCACGACCTCTCCAAGTACTACCCCGTCCTGGTCTACTACGAAATTATCAACTATTTGGTATGTGTTGTCCATGTTGTCCTCTCTGTCAGTATAGTATCACAATCAGAAGTCTATCTGCTTCCAATTTATCCACCATTTTTTGCCGATGTAAATTATTTTCTTGCTGTTGTCCATGCCTAGTGCTTGGTGCTTCTCCGTAAGGTCTACCCAAGATTCTGCCCTATAACAACCTGTTGTATGGTCGAAGCATATCACCCTTGCTACCTTGTGAGCGAGCATAGCACGAGTCTTGCTCCCGTAGACGGGCATAGCATGGGGAACTAGGTTCCGAAGCAGTTGCCCCTCGCTTAACGCTTGCATCCTACCAGTCCTTTCTTGACATAGTAGTACACGGTAGTCCGTGATATGCCTAGTTGTCTCGCAGCCTCTGACTTGGGAACCCCAAGAGCAATCAGGTACTGCAACCGTTCGATGTTTGTGTTTTTCTTTATTGCCATTATTTTATCTTACCTCTTTGTTTTTCAATTCTGTAAAGTTCAAGTCGTTTTAGTGTATCTTTTGTGAGCATCCCTGCTTCTTCCTCTAGCCACCACCTGTCTGCTTCATGGTATGCAAGTAGCTTCACCCTTTCCTGTCTCTTCCTTGCATTGCTTTTCCTGTCAGGGTTGTAGGTCATCGTGCCTCGTGCCACCTTGCTTGCCAAGGGGTGAACTCTAGTTCGACAACATCCGTTGCCCCGTACCGTTGCTTTAAGATATGAACGTATGCTGGAGCCTTGGTTTCCTTGCGTTCCTCTTTCTTAGCGAGCCAATATTCAGGACGGTGTAAGCCTAGTACAATATCAGCACTCGCTTCAATGCCACCCGATTCCTTAAGATGGTAGAGACTTGGAGCCTCTGGAGTCCTACCCTCAGACCTGACGGAATCCCTAGCAAGTTGCGAGAGAATAACGGACGTACATTCAAACTCTTTGGCAAGTGACTTGGTTTCAAAACAGTACTGCTCTACCGCTGATGCTCGTTGTTGGGTATTGGTCGTCTTAACCGCCATCCCCAAGTAGTCAATGACGAACCCTGCTACTTCGCCGTGTTGCTCTGCTACCTCTAGTAATCTTGCCTTGATGGTCGAAGGGTCTACCCTTCCAGAATCTACAATGTATATCGGAAGTTGGTAGAACTCCTCAAGGTAGTTGCTCATGCTCGTATATTCAGCATCCGTAAATTGTCTCTGACGCTGACGGTTTATGCCAATCCCCGTTCTGGATTGTACGAAGCGTGATATAAGCTGGTTGGCGTTCATCTCCAGAGAGAAGATAATCCAAGGCTTATTCGTCTTCTTGCTGGATAGCATCACGGACTCAAACGCAAATGCAGTTTTACCCATGCCTGAATAAGCACCTACGATTACTTGGTCACCTGCTCCGAATCCACCGCAAACCTTGTCAAGACTTGGGAACCCCGTTGTGTATAGCTTGCTAGGTTCCTCGCTCAGAAGTTCATCATCCCATTGACTCATGGCTTGACCTAGCTTAATCATAGGTGACTTGCTGACTCCTCTATGCAAATCACTTACCGCCTTAGAATAGTTGAGAACTAGCTCGCTTGTTGGCACGTCATCATCTACCGCTTGGGATACAATGCCTTTAGCAGATTGAATGATTGTGCGTCTTGTTGCTTTGTCCTTGACTATTTCACAATAGGTTCCTATGT